GCAGCCATCAGGAAGGGCGGCTAAGCCCACGCCCCGCGTGACGCAGTTCGCAGACGCCCACCGCATCCAGTGCCAAGCTATCCCCATGACCGAGCGATACACCTGGACCGCCGTGCAGTGCCGCATCCGGTTGCGCGGGTGCAGGCTGTTGTGGAGGGGTCGCCAATTTGGGCGGTCCTTGTGATTTGCCCGATTGGCTTGGCCTGCCATCGAGAGTATCCTGTCCAGTCGCGCCCTTCGGCGCGTAAGGTTCTGGAGAAACCATGCGTTCATCGACGGGAGAGCATTACGTCGCTTTAGATCACCTGCGCGGGCTCGCAGCGTTCCTGGTTTTCAGCTGGCACTTTATGCACACGGACGGCAAGCTGGTGCCGCTTGAGTACGCCCCCGTCTTCCCTGGCATGGCGTTTATCGATGAGGGGCACATGGGCGTCTCTCTGTTCATGGCGCTGAGCGGCTACCTGTTCGCAAAGCTCTTGCACGGCAAGAGTATCGCTTTCGGCGCGTTCTTCCGGGCCCGCTTCTGGCGATTGGCCCCCTTGCTGCTGCTGGTCATGGCCATCGTTGGCGCAAAGGTGGCGCTCACCGGCGAAGACATACAAACCTACCTGATGGCGCTAGTCACCGGATTCGTTTTGCCGCGCTGGCCCAACGGCGGCTGGTCCATCGCCGTTGAGATCCACTTCTACCTCGCCTTGCCGCTGCTGCTCTGGCTGTCGGCGCGTAGCAAAAGTTGGCTGCTAGCGATCCTGGCGGCATCGTTGACGCTTCGCCTGACCCTGTTCCTTGCGACGGGCGAGATTAAGACGGCGGCCTATTCGACCATCATAGGCCGCATCGATCAGTTCGTCATGGGCATGCTGTTGTTCCACTACCGGAGCCTCATGGTCGGCAAGCACCTTCGGGCCGCCGCCGCCATCGCAGCGTTTAGCGCGTTGGCTTATGCGTTCGATGTAGCCGGAGGGGATCATGCGGCCCCTCAGTCGTTCTATGTCATCTGGCCGCTGATCGAGGGCTTGGGATTCGCGCTGGTGATCGCCTGGTACGACGGCTTCAAGTTTCAGAGCAAGGGGGTTTCTCGATTCCTCGGGCTCATCGGGACTTACTCGTACTCGATCTACTTGCTGCACTTCTTCGTGGTCTACCACCTTAGCCGATTCATCAACCGGCACGTGATGGACATCACGCACTTCTACCCGGCGTTGGCGTGGTCCGTTATCTGCTTCCTCCTGATGGTGCCGGTCGGCTATCTCTCGTTCCGCTTCATCGAATCGCCTTTCCTGCGCACGCGTGTGCGCTACTTGAAAGACCCCAGGCCCGGGGCCGTTGCCGGGTCTGTGGCGACAACGTGAGTTGGCGTACGGCGGTCCTGGCCGCGTACTTGCTGGCCATTCACGCAGCCCTGGCGCTCGCAGCCTACCGCCTGACCCTCGAACCGCCGGTAGTCCGAATGCTGCGGGACACGCACCGCCAGCAGGACCCCCAAGTCCCGCCCGGTGCCGTCGTGTTTCTGGGCGACAGCATCACGCAAGGCTTGGCTGCCGCAGCCGTCGCCTCCTTGTCGATCAACTACAGTATCAGTGGGCAGCGCTCTGACCAACTGCTCAAGTCATTGGAGCAATATCCGTCGCTGTCGCGCGCCTCCGCGGTCGTTCTTACCATCGGGACGAATGACGTCGTTCAAGGGAGGGTAGCGGATCTGGCGCAGACCTACGCAGAGATTCTGCGGGCCGTTCCAGCCGCCGTCCCCGTGCTGATGAACACCATTCCTCCCATTCGCGGTGAGCACGCGGAGGGCGCGCTGCGTGCGCGAGCGGCGGCGGTGGAGGCTTGCGCGAGGGATGCTCGATGCCGTCTGGTGGATCTGCATGCGGCAGCGCTGTCTCACGGTAACGCACTCGCGGAGGATGGGGTGCATTTGACGGAGAGCGGGTACATCGCGTGGGCCGCCTTGCTGCGAAACTCCTTGCGCGACGAGGGTCTAGGTGTGAAGTGTCAAGAGGTTCTTTCGCGGAATCGAGAGGCGAGACACGGGCGGAGCCAGGTTGATGCCGTGATGCGGGCGATGCCAGTTGGGTGTTCATCCGGTTTGGAAATCTGAGTTGACGGGGGGTTTGGCGATTCCCAGTCTCTCAAAACCTGGCTATTCGGATTGGTGTGTTGAAAGAGGCTTCCGATGACTGAGTGCCTCCGTGTGGAAACGGTCGAAGCATCCACCGCATATCAGCACCTGCTGGCGACGCTTGCCGCGGGCCAGGGCGGCGACGTGCGGCCGGTCCTCCTTCGCCCGTCCCAGCTCGCAACCGCAGGCCTGGCAGCGCCCATCCTGCTCCTTCACCAAGAGCCGCAGGTGGACCGGGTTGGCGGGGAACGCGGCGACCAGGTGCCAGGGCTCGGCAGCCGCCTTGACCCGCTTGCCGAACAGGAGCCGTGCCCGGAGCACCTCGAAGGTGTAGCCCCGGCCCTGTCGGTTGATGGTCTTGGCGACCCCGTTCAGCGCCTCCGTGTAGGCGTTCGAGATGGGGTAGTCGAACACCGCCAGAATCTCCGTCCGCCAGTTCCGCATGGCCGTCGTGAGCTTGCGGAAGTCGTCCCGCAGGTTCGCCGGGATGCTGGCCGGGAAGGCGTCGAACGCCGCCACGGCCTGCGCCTTGGGCAAGTCGAACAGGTCGTAGAACGCCTCCTTCAGCCGGTATGCCTCGGCCAGCTCCGGCTCGTTGGCCAGCCAGATGTCCAGGTTCAGGAGCGCCTTGTCCCGGAGCTTGGCCTTCCGCATGTTCAGGGTCGCCTTGGACCGCAGCCACAGCGCCCGCTCGGGCTTCTTCCGGCGCTTCTGGAGCCGGATGCGCACCCGGTCCAGGGCCTCGCTGGCCATGCGGACGATGTGGAACTTGTCGATGACCACCGGCAGCCCCGGCATCATGTCCTGGGCCACGTCCTTGTACGGCCGCCACATGTCGATGGCCAGGCCCTTGACCACGCTCAGGTCCGGGAACTGCCGCAGCCAGGCCGCCACAGCCGCCTTGTCCCGGGTCGGCAGCATGTCCACCACCCGGCGCTTCCCCACGTCGGTCAGGACGCAGCGCAGCTCCCCGGCAATCCGGGTCTCGTCCATCCCCAGCCACTCCGGCAGCTCCGGCCGGTAGGCCGCCTCCAGCTCCGCGATGTGCTCGCTGGCCAGCGTCCGGACGGTCTTCTCGTCGCAGCCCACGTCCTCCGCGATGCGGGTGAAGGTGTCGCGCAGGCAGGTCGCCCTGATGTACTCGGCGCAGCGCTCGGTCATGCGCCGGCCCTCCAAGATGCCCCCCAGCGGCTGCAGGAAGGTCTCCTCGCAGTCCTCGGAGCGGCAGCGATACCGCTGCACGCGGGCCTTGAGCTTGGCCGGCTTCCCACGGAACGGTGCGTCTACATAGGTAGTAACTTTGGCGCCGTGCCGATAGAAGTGGCCGATGGTGCCGCACTTCAGGCAGGCGAGCGGCTGGGGCAGGTACTCGGCCTCCAGGATGTCCACCCCCTCCTCCTGCGTGCGACCGAGGACGTTCCAGCCGTCCAGGTCGAGGATGTCGGTCATCCTCGGATTGTCGTGTGGAGGAGGTTAGGCACCGTCCGTGCGCTCGTAGGTCACTACCCGCCGCAGCTTCAGCTTGCGGAGCAGCTTCTCGCCGGGGTCGCTCTTCTCGCCACTGAGCAGCCGGTACACATAGCCTTGGTCCACCTCGAGAACTCTCGCGGCCGGACGCACTCCACCGTGCCGGTCCACAAGCTCCTGAATGCGCTGCTGAAGAACGGTTTTCCCGGGGACAACGACGGCATCCAGCCCCATAACGAATCCCCCGCTCATCCCCAAGCCACCCATGCGCCGATGCAGGCGAAGCCGATGAGCAACACCCAGAGGGCCACGTCGTCATCCATTCGCGGCCTCCTGGCTGCAAACCGGCGGCTGGCCGGGAATCCAGTTCTCGATGCTCAGTTCCATCTGGCGCTCCTGCTGAATGCTCGTTTTGCCCCACTGTTCGGCCATGGCCTCCGCGATGCCCTCGTAGGTGCGGCTGCGCTCCTTCCAGCGGTTCGGCCCCGGCGCGGCGTAGTGGACCTTGCTGCGCTCCTTCATGGGCAGCGTCAGCATCTCGGCCTCTACATTGTTCGTCGCCTGAAGCAAGGGCAGTCCCTTGAGCCAGAGACCCGTCATCTTGGTCTCGGGGTGCCCGAACTGCCAAGGCTGGATGTACTGGTCGGCTGCTCGGATTCGCGTGCCGATTGCGCCAGGCGGGTTCTCCAGCGCAATGCGGCGGATGGGGGCCGCCATCAGCCTGCGCACGAACTGCAGCGCCTCCTCCTGCTCGCGCTGGCGCTCCGGCCACCAGCGAGCACCAGCCCGCGTGAGATAGGTGCACGGTGGATGGCAGACCATCAAGTCCCACCCCTGGTCCAGCAGGGCCAGCGCGTCGCCCTGGTAATGAAAAGGACTCGAATCTTCCGACTCGATGACGTCGCAGGACCAGGCATCGTGACCCCGCCGACGGAACGCGTTGCGCACGCGCCCGGAATACTCGCAAGCAACCAGAACCCTCACAAACTTCTTGCCTTTCCACACGAAAATCCGAACTATGAGGATACATCGTCATGCCCTCTTCCACAAGTTATTCCGGAGAGCCCAAAACCTCTCCGGGTGAACACCCGAAACAACCTATTGAGCCTTCACATCTAGGCCCTAGGAGTACCAGCCGGTTGAGCTGGTCTGCACCCATTCGGAGCCGGAGCGCTCGAAGGTCACCAGCAGCTTCTGCCCCGCGGTGCCGGATGTGCCGGAAGTCGCGTTCTTGTAGCTCGCGTTCCAGTTCACGATTCGTCCGCCGGTAGCGTCCTGCGTGAAGCGAATGGAAACTCGATCCCCGTCAGAGCCGTTGCTAATCAGGTTGACCGTGATGTTCCCGGTGAGAGTGCCGACATTGACCAGGTTGCCTGCGGCATAGTTCGGTTGGATGGCGGAGGCGTAGGCCACCGTCTGTGCATAGCCGTCCTCAGTCCACCAGCCAGTGTTGGTGCCGTTGCCGGTGCGTTTCCAGTATTTGCGGCCGTTCGTGGCGTTGGTGCACTCGTCCCCGACGTTGCCGTAGATGGCCGACTCCGGAGTGGAGGTGAAGCCCAGGCGCCGCGACGACCCGCCGGGGAAGAAGACCATCTCATCGACGCGACCGTTGTACGTGCGCGAGTACGGCGCCACCACGCGCACGGTGTACGGCGCGGCAGGCGCTGTGGCGTGCGTGCCAAACTGCGCGGATGGGGCCGCGATGTTGCGCGCGAGAATGCGCGACCCCACGGCGTCCTCCACGACCAGGATGTCGCATGCCGCGCCAAGCGCGTTACGCTGCACGACGCCGTCGATCTCCAGATTGCCGTGATTCGCCCCCACCCAAATCGAGGCGTAGCCCGCGTCATACCCCGAGTTGTTGGCTTCGTGCTTCAGCTGGCGGATGTTGACGACGGCATTGTCGTTGCCGATGGAGTCAACGACCACTGCTCGACCGTGCTGGATGTCCGCATAGATCTGATCCAGAGTGGCATTGTTGTCCAGCCGCTGGAGGTGGATGCCCATGGGAGCGGTGTGCCCGGTGTTAGCGTTCGCCACCCAGACGCGCTGAATGAACACGCAGTCTGAAGCGTTGTTGATGTCGTTCGAGCCGACGTAGATTTGCGCCGTGGGGAAACCAGAGACCAGCACATCGATGATGTGCGTTCCGTTGTCCACGTTGTTCAATCGCAGGCCCGACCCCGACGTCGCGCCCGTGCGCTTGTCTCGAATCCCGATGTCACGCAGGCTAAACCGGCTCAGCTCGGTCGTGCCGCCCGGCGACGAGATGCAGTTCTCGCCATTGGCGCCGTAGAAGTAAATCTCCGTCGCACGGTCCCATTGCCCATCGCCGACCAGGAAGGAGGACGATGGGACCACCACGCCAGAGTTCCAGCGGAAACGACCATAGGGCAGCCGCAGCTTGGCGCGGCGGTTGCTATCTCCCATCGCGGTGATTGCAGTCTGAAGCCTGGTGGCGCAATCGATGGTCGGGGTGCCGCCAGTGCGCGCATCCGCGAGCAACGCGGTGAAATCCGCCGAGCTGTAGAAGCGCGCGATGTTCACCTCGCCGCCGTTCATGATGTCGGATACCGTCTTCAGGTAGGCCGGCGCGATGGGGTCCACCACCCGCACCATGTCTGACCCACCGCCGGAGGAGGCCGACCCCAAATCCCCCGTTGTCACCCCCTGGTATACCCTCCATTTAGTCGCCTGATCGGTGGCAAACGAAGCTGCGGAGGTGTGCGGCACCACAGCCACGTAGTACACGCCACCCTGCAACACCAAGTCCTTGATCGCATAGGCCGTAGACGCAGCCCACGCGCCCCGGTTGTTGAATGCCATCAGGCTGTAGATCGCAGCATTCAGAGTCGGCTTGGTCTGTCCCTTCCTGTCCGTGGCCGTCATCGCCGTAGAGGTGGCAACCGCGTCGATGTGGTCGAGATCCTTCTTGCCGTTGTCGAAATCGGGAAGGGAAGGAAAGGCCATAGTTGTTCTTTCAAAGAAAAAGGCGCCACATGGGCGCCTTGGTCGAGGGAGGGGAGACGCTTCTAGCGATTGACGGAGCGGAGGTTCAGGGCATCGGCACGGCAGCTTGCGTAGGCTGCGTTCACCTCGTCGGCTTCTCGCAGTCGCTGCCGAAGTAGGTCAGAAAGCTGCACTGAAAGTAGCCCGCCGGTTTCGGCGGCGTCTGCTGCACGATTGCCGGTACTGGAGGCAGCTTCACCGGAGGCGCCACTACCACTACCCCCACATCCGGCGGCGTTGGGGTCGCGCAGCCTCCCAGCAGGGCCAGCAGCATCACGCAAGCGGCGCTCCAGAGTGTTGACGGTCGTTCGGTTCTGTGCATCCTCGATCTCCTGGCGATTCTTGAACTCGGCCAACGTCCGTTCGGCGATGGCGGTCTTGTCCTTCTCGGCGGCAAGCAGGCTGGCGGCTTCGGCCTTCTGCATTGCGATGGCCCGCTCCCACTTGGCACGCTCGCGGTCGGAGCCGATGTCGCGCTGGTGATCGCGCCATGCGAAGTAGGCGAAGGCCAGTGCAACGGCAAGACCAGCAGCCGCAAGCCAGCGCCAGGGAAGCGGCCAGCGGATCATGGCTTCGGCTCGTCAACGCTCACGGCGGGTTGCTGGATTGGCCGAGTCAGGATCACGCCGACCAGCGCCGTCACGCGAATGAGGCTCTTGAGGTCAGGGCTCAGCCACGGCAGCAAGTCCGAGTTGTCCGCAATGAGTTGCAGCAATTCGGGCAGCAGGATGCCGGCCGCCGCGAGTTGCATGGACCAAGCTTTCCAAAGAGCTTTCCAGTTGGAGACGAGTGCCATGGTGTTCTTTCAGGAGGTGGAGAGAATGGACGCGATGCGACGAGCCCAGCCCCGTCCGAATACTCCCCAAGTGGGCAGGTCGGTCATGAACGACAGACGCGCGGCGTTCATCGCCATGACGACTTTGTGCGGGTTGCTCACCGATGCGGCAGCGAGGGTCAGCGGCCCGATCTGGCCGTCGTCCTTCACTCCCAAGGCGCGCTGAAGCCACTTCGCAGCTTGTGACACGCCGGAGTTAACGGCAGCATCAAAGACCGAGTAACGCAGGGCGGGCGGCAGGTCGTCAGCCCGGACAGGGGCCCAGTACCTGCGGCGGTAAATGTCCTTCGCCGTTTCGCGCGGCAACAGGCGCATGGAGCCGACGTACCCCTCTTGCAAGGCGACCTTGCGCGTGACGCCCCAACGAGTCTCGCCGCCGGGATCAGATGCGTGATTCGAGTAACCCCCCTCGTGACCGATCAGAAGGTCAAATGCCTGGTCGAAGTTCATGGCTGGTTCCCTGCGTGCTGGAAGTCGATTCCGTCCCCGTGCCCATCAACCTGCAGCATCTGCGCGGCCTGCGGGTCGAGGCGAACGATGATCGCGGTTAGCTTTCGGGTGTGTAGGCGCATCGCAAACAACTCTTCGCGCAGGCGCATGGTTTCCTTCTCCCCGGACTCGATCTGCGTCTGCAAGCGCGCGATCACGCCTACGTCGATCATTCGCTGCCGCGTAGCGTCCTCGGCCATCTGCTTGTATGTGTCGCGCTCCCCCATGAGGGTTGCGATCAGCTTGCTCTCGGCCTTGTCATGAGCGATGGCCGTTGAGTCCTGGCTGAACTTGCGCCGCAGTGCGAAAGCGGTTCCCGCCACCGTGACAAATGCGGTCAGGGCATGAGTGCCCCACTCCTGAATGATGTTGGCGTCAGGCATGCCGCTCCTAGTCGTAGATCACGCCCGACTTGTCGGGGATGGGTTGCGAGTCCGCCGTGTAGTAGTTGGCGCTGTAGTTGATCGCGGCGATCTGGATGTACTGCCCCTTGGGCCGCAGCTCCTGAACGAGCCAGGCCATCGAGCCACGGGCCGAGTCCGCCGCAAAGCTGAAGATGGTTCGGATGCCGTCCTCCGGCGAAGGCTCGGTCACGATGGCCTCGGCCGGTGCGCTCGCCAGCAGCACCCGATTGGGATGGCCCGCAACCGCCGTACACGCGATGCTCTGCGTGGAGCCGTCCCGCTTCATCAGGATGATGCTGTGCGGCGCAGAGGACGCGAACACGACATCCCGGCTGAGAGTCAGCACCAACCCGCTCTGCCCCACTACCTCGCCGTCGTAGCTCTTGAACCGCGTGTTGTCCACGATGTCGATCCGCGAGTTGGGCAGCAGACGGCGCGCATCGAGCGTCACATCCGTTTCGATGGTCAGGCGCTGATTCTTGATCCTGGCCAACTCACGATTGGCGCGAAGCCACGCCTGCGGGTAGCTGCGGATGCCGGGAATCTCGATCTTCTTGAGCTTGGTGTAGGAACCATCCAGAGGAAGGCGGATCGTCTCGGGACTCTCGGTGTCGGGGTCCGCGTAGGTCAGCTCCACGCCGTCATAGTCCGAGTCGGACGCGAACTTGCGGGTGATGAACTCCTTCGGCTCGCTCGGGGTACTCAGTGCCTTGTTGCGGTGCGTGAACAGAGCTACCGACGACGACTGCGGCCGGTCGAGTGCGAGGCGTACCTTGCCGTTCTGACGGTAGGCTGCACAGAACGCGGCGTTCGCAATCGTGTTGACCGTCTCCTCGAATGAGATCGCGTCGGTGTCGAACGTGTAGTTGAACTGGCCGCAAGCGGGGTTCCATGCGTTCAGGGCCTGTTGCACGCTCCAGATTTGCGGGATGTCGATGTCGTCAGCCAGAACCCGGCGACCAATCTTCGGATCTTGCGCGACCGCCGCGATGATGTCCACGACCCGGCTGGTCGGCGAGATCGTGCCGGACACATGGCGGCCGTCAGCGTTGAAGGCTCCGGACCAAGTGGTGCCGTTGTAGGTCGGCAGTCGCCGGGAGACTAGGCAGTTCAGCTCAGGCGACCGAATCGCCGCAGCCCGTTGCGTGGACCGGCGGATCGTGTGGATGGTGGTCTTGTTGCCGAAGTGCGGCTGGGTGACAGGAGTAACGGAGAACAGGTCCGCAAGCCGGATCTCGTCGTTCACCAACCCACCGAACCCATAATCGAACGGCGTTGTGCGCCTGGCACGTACCCGAGCCGGACCAGTCCATCCAGTGACCTGCTCCAGTGTCTCGCCGCGCTCGTTGCTGGTGGCGCCGGAGACTGTGCCCGTGATCGTCTCCACCACTCCGGTAGGCGCGAACAGGGGCGTCAGCCTCTCGATCTGGACCTCATAGGCAACGCTCGTTGACGACTTGGCGCCATCGTCCCTGTACATGCCCGTCATGGCGACCACGTTGGTCCAAACCTCTGTGCGGTCGGAGTCCCGCAGCGTGTGCCAGTCGGTCCAATCGGTCATCCCGTTGGCAACGGTGATCGTGGACACGATCTCGTCGCCGTAGAACGTGCTGCCGCTGATCGGGGTGGTGGCGTGAGTGGGATAGATGGACGGACCGGCGAGGGTGTAGTAGGTCTGGTGCCTGCCGAAAAGACCGCTGTAGTCGTCCTTGACCTCCGCGATGACCCGCGTCCCCGAATAGTTCACCGTCAGCCCGAACGTGATGTTCGCCACCGTGGACCCGGTAATCAGCGTATCAGTAACCGTGAGAACCGCACCGTTGCTGGATACCGAGGCAACCGTCTTGACGCCGTCGTTAGCGTCGGCGAAGCCGGTCACGGTGACGGTGCCCCCCACTACGGCCATCTTGAAGAAGCCTGCCGTAGCGGTGTAGGTGTTCGTCCCCGTCGTGACGCTGGCCGCAGTCCGTTGAACCACCCTGTTGGGATGGGAGATGGTGATGGTCTGGCCGACCTCCGACACGGCGGCAAAGCTCGGCGTGGGCGTCGGCTGGTAAATCTGGTCTCGCGTCTCACCGGCCCTGGCGCCGACGTATCGATAGTCCTGGTTCGGCGCAAGCTGAAGTTGGTTGGCGGGTTTGAGAATGATCCCGTCCACCGAGCCGATACGAGACACCATCAGCAGCTTGTCGATGATGGCGTCGCCAATGGTCGCCTGCGGACTGCCGCTGTTGGGGCTGGTGAAAGGCGGGTAGATGGCTGCGCAAGCTCCGGTGATGGAGGTAAGCGGCGTGGTGGAGTCGCGCACATCAGCCGTGGGGACTTCGTAATAGCCACGGCCGATGCAGTAGTAGCCATACTCCACCCGGTCGTTGTTGATCCACTTGGAGTACGTGGGCATCATCAGGCTGGGCGTCGAGCGCACCGTGCCGTAGATGTCCTCCACGCGCTCCAGCATCCGAACGCGGTTTTGCCGGTCGGCCAGTTGGTTGTTTGGAGACTCCTGCGAGCGGTTTTGCTGCTGCCGCTTCGGCGCAAAGAGTGCCGTCGCAATGGCGTTGAGCGCCATCGAAATAGCGATGTTGACCAGGATGGACACCGGATCGCCAGGGCTCTCGATGACCGTGTAGACCGGCGCGTCGCTGCGCAGGATGGCCGCGACATCACCCGTGATGTCCGTTTCCGCGCTCGGCTCTCCGACGAAGACGCTAACGTTCGTCCTCGGCACCTCGCCGTACCACGCCAGCAACCACTCGCCAAGGTTCGGCGCGTCAAACTCCTTCGGCCCGCAGTCCGCAAACGGATGGTCGTACAGCTTGACTTTCATTCGTCTGCGTCCTTGAACCAGTACTGCACCAACTGGTATTCCTCCAGCAGGCTGCTGAGGTCTTGATGAAGGATGATCTGTCCGCCCTCTCCACTGAGGGCGTGCAGCACCTTGCCGTCGTAGTAAATGCCGGCGTGGTGGATGCCAATCGTGGTAGTCCTGCCAAGCAGCAGCACGGCGAAGTCAACGGGGGCGTCGATCTGTCGGAAGCCGTGCTCCCCTTTGGTGAGTTCAATGGCGAACGCTCGTACTGCGTCTCGAACGGTTCCAGTGACGGTCTTGCAGACGACAGAGACCAGCCCTCGCTCAGTCGCCAGAACGTCATAGATCAAGGGCCAACAGGGCTTGTCCGGGTAAACCTTCTCCATGTAGTCGGCCACATTCATTTACCTGAACCCTCTCAGCATGGGCACTTCGCGCGGAACGTACCTATCCCCGGTGGAGGTAGTGTTCAAGCGAGGAGAAACCGCAGTGATTGCGCAGGCTCCGACCTGGTGGCTGATGCTCTCGGCCTGCAGCACCATCGGTCCAGCCACGATGTCGGTCAGGTCGTCGCTCATGTAGACCCGATACACGCAGCGGATGCGTTCTTCGGTGTCAACGGGGATGCGGTCCAACTGCTCGCGCAACTCGTCCTCAATGTCGGTCGTGTCGATGCGGATCTCAAAAACCTGATCGAGGTTTCCTTCGCTCCCGGCGACCTCGATTTCCATGTTGACCGGCAGCACAGTCCGCACGCCCACCTCAGTGGTGACGTTGAACTCATAGGGCTCCCGGCTCACGTAGTACGTCTTCGACATCTCGGAGTGGCTGATCTGCAGCACCTCGATCTGCCGCACGTTCTGCGGCGCGCTGGCGAAGAACCTCCGCAGCGCGGCTTCTGCGTCGAGGCTCATAGCCCTTGGAGGACGAGCGTGTCCTTGTTGGCGAACTGATCGAGACGCGCGAACAGCGCATTGATGTTGTTGCCGTACTCGTTCCAGACGTCAACGAGGCTTGCCGCCTCGCCCGCCGTCATGTCGTAAGCGCGGCTCTCGGCCTGCACCACGAACGAAACGGAGGTGTGCTTTCCCGCGCGAACCGCCGAATAGCTGCCGGGAACCATCAGGCAGGTGTGGTCCTGCAGGCCGAAGCCCGAGTCCAGCGGCATCACGAAGTAGTAGGCGCCCTTCTTGATGATGTGCATGAACCATGCAGTCCATACCGCGAACTGCTCGGGCGGCATGATCATCGTGACTTGGAACGCCTGCGCGCCACGGTCCCACAGCATTGCGGATCGGGGGATGCCGCCGCCAACTGCGGTTTGCTCCACGCCATCGGGAGAGCCGATGCTGTAGCCCTGGATCAGCGGCTTGAAGCCATTGGGGATGTGGGGGGCGGCCATCAGAAGTTGCGCTCCATCTTGTAGGTGCTTCTCATGCCGCGGCTGGTACGGGAAGACGGCTGCATCAGCTCAGCGCGCATGCGAGCTACAGAGCGTTCCTCGGCCTGCTGGAGAATCCACGCCTCGCGCCCGCCGACGTCTTGCCGCTCCATGCGGTCAACCCTGCCCTGCGTCTGGTTGATGATGATCGGCGGCTCGCCTCGGCCAGCGCCGCCCAAAGCCTCGTTCGGGATGATCCTTCCGGCCGTGCGGGGGATGAACAACTCCGGCCCGCGCTCGCCAACGACGCTTACCTTTCCGACCGGAGGATCGCCGCCATCCGCGAAGTAGCCGCCGAAGTCCTGATTGCCGTATGCCAGGCCAGTGCCGAAGCCAGACGAGCCGACCGACGTACCGGCGAACGAAGCGGTCATGCCACCGCCCAGCGAGCCAGCGATAGCGCCGAGCAGCATCTTCCCGAAACCGCCGCCCCCGCCGCCGCCGCTCATGGAGTCCTTGAGCTGCTTCATCATCGGCTCGATGACCTGCATGCGCAGGATCACGCGGGCGATGTCCTGAAGGAGGCCCTTGAAAACGTCTTGCACCTTGCCGCCGCCCAACGCCGCATCTTCAAAGGCGCTGGAGAAAGTCATGCCAAGTTCTTCGGTCATGGACTTGGTTCCGGCGACCTTCTCTCCAACCAGCCCTAGCGCGCCAGTGGCCGCGTCGTTGAACTGGTCCGCGTTGATCTGGCCCGCAAGGAATGCGTCGGCAAGTGCCTGCATCTCCATGCGCTGTTTTTCCAGTTGCGCCGCCGGCCCGCCATCCAGAAGCCGCTTCACCAGCGCCTGGTATTCCTCGTTTGCCCTTGTGATCGCATCGCCCTCAGCCATCGCTGCGGCGCGACCGTCATTCATTGACGCTGCGAGTTCCTTCTGCTTATCGACCAGCGCCGCAAGCGCCGCCAACTCGGCTTTCTGCTTGTCGGTAACCGTCAGCGCGCCGCGGCGGATGTCATCGAGCAGCTTTTCGGAGACGGTCAGATCGTTGGTCTTCTGGATCTGCTGCTGCAGGTTGTTCAGGTATGCCTTGAAGTCGGCGTCAGCATCTTTGCCCTTTGGGGTCTTGCCCCCGCCACCAGTAGGCGTCCGACCGGTTGGTGCGGCTCCGGCCGGGCCCGTGGCCGCAGGCATGTTCTCGCCCCGCGCCAGCGAGTCCCGCATGCCTTGAAGCGCCTTCAGCTCTTTTTCAGCCTCCGAGCGCATCGCCTTCATCTGTTCGAGGTCTTCGGGGCGAAGCCCTGCCGTCAGGGGACGGTTGATCTCCTTGTTAAGCTGGCTGATGCTCTCCTTCAGCTCGCCGATGCGCTCGTCAGCGCGCTCAATCGGGTCCGCGGTACCGTTGGCGATCTTGCCGGCGAACTCGCCCACGAACCGGCTGAAGTTCAGGAACTCGGCGCTCGCCTTTACCAGCAGGTTGATCGTGCCGGTGATCAGTCCGGTGAAGGAGTTGAAGGCGGCCTTCGTTTCGTTTGAGCCAAGCACGCTGGTCAATTCATTGACCGATCCCGTTGCCCCTTCCAGGCTTCCATCGCTGCCGGTCATGAGGGAGTCGAGCTGGTTCTTCAGGCCCTCCAACGCGCCGCCGAAGGTGTTGCGCGCGGCTTCTGCGGCGCCACCGTAGGAGCTATTCAGTGCGTCGAGGACGATCTTCTGCGCCTCGCCGACCTTGCCGGTGTTCTCCAGGGACTCGACCAGCTTCTTCTGGTCCTCGGTGAAACGGAACCCCTGCTTGGACAGGGCGGACAGGCCCTGCGAAGGGACATCCAGCGCCTTGCCGATCTGCTCCGCTGCCTGCTCCAACGGCATGCCAAGGCGCGCCGCCATGTCGATGGCCGCCTGCAGCGCCTCCGGGAACTTCGTGCCGACGATGTTGGTGTACGACAGCAGGCGGGTCTGCGCCTTGTTGATGTCTCCGTCGCTGAAGATGCTCAGGCCGGACAGGCGCTCGGCCATGCTGTTGAGCTGGTCGGCGTTGTAGCCGGCCGCCTCGCCCGTGGACTTCAGCACCGCGGCGAGCTGGGCCTGTTCGTCCTGCGCCTCCCGCGACTCCTGGACGACCTTGCCGATGGCCGCGGCCAGACCGAAGCCGGCAATACCACCAGCAATGGCGTTGCCGATGCCCTTGAAAGAGTCCTCGATCTCCTTCGCCTTCTTCTTGGCCACCTTGGCTGCGCGGTCGGTGTCCGTCTCGAACGACCCGGTACGCATGAGCAGGTCAACAATGATGCTTCCGAGTGCCATGCTCTACCCTGCTTTCTTCGTGAAGCCGAACGCCTTGAGCGTGGCCATGTCCGCATCCGTGATGTCTGCGGCAGTGGGGTCGGGTTGCAGCCAGTCGATCCGCGTCTGTACGTCGCCGCCGCCGAGCGAAGCTGACACCAGCGCCGCGGGCCGATGGAACCTGTGCAAATCGTCAAATGGAAACGCCTGGTAGAACTCTCTCCAGGCGTTGAACTCGGGAATCGTCATGCACGATTGCCACTCGGCCACCGTGCGGCCACCGAGCGCGAGGGCGAGGACGTGCCAAAACCACTCCTCACCCCTGGCCTCTAGCCTTTTCCCGCGTCCCCAATCTCGTTGGACCCGCGCACGACCATCTCGCAGATTTCCGGCTTGAGGGTCGCCGGTATCAGCTTCGCCTCGTCCTCGGTCATCAGCGGAGAGCCGTCCTCATGGCACAGGCTGTCCGCGATGAAGCGGGCCCGATGGTCTTGCCGGGCAAGGTCGCCCGCCTCGTCTCCGGCGAAGCGCTGCTGCGCCCCGACGAAGACCGCCACCTCGTTCGGAGTGCGGGCCTTGTAGTAAAGGGTGTGCTCTTTGCCATCGGCCAGCGTCTTGGTGGCAGAGCGCACGCCCCCTCTGAACAAGAGAAGCGACTTGTCCATCAGGCTTTCCAGGTCGCAGTGACCGGGCCCGAACGCTGCAGCGTCAGGGTGCCGCGGACGACTTCGTTGGTGGCGATGTCGATGGCGACGTCGGAAACGAATGCGTCGAACATGAACGACGTACGCGCGGCCGGCGGCGTGAGCGTGTCAGTCACCAGCGTGGGCGCCGCGGAACCGTCGCTCAGCAGGACGATCCATTCGGCCATCGCGCCGGACGCCTTCAGGTCCAGCAGCAGCTGGTGCGAGGCGGCCTGGGGGTTCAGGATGAACGGGACGCTGATCGTGCCGGGATTGCCCAGACCGGCCACGAAGGTCTTGTCTTCCGTGTTGTCGAGGCAGGTGTCCTCGATCTGATCACGCGCGCCAGCAGTCACGCCGGAAATGCCGGTGGGGCATTCCATCTTCACCAGGGCGGCGGTGCCGGTGCGGTCCACCAGGTACAGGTGCGTGCCCTGGGTCTTGAGTCCATTCGCCATTTCGGCTCCTTCAGAAGTGAAAAAGCCGCTGAAAAGCGGCTGTGGGTTGAGAAAGCGGGATGCCCTATCGGGGCATGAAGTAATCGAATTGGAGGGCGATGCGGAACAGCCGCGGCTCCTCCGTCTCGCGCAGATCCACCGGGATTCCGGTCATGTGCGCCACGGGCTCAATGGCATTGCGTACAGCGGTGGCAAGCGCCACGATGGCGGCCTCGCTCGGTGCGTAGCAGTCAAGTTGCAGGGTGACGCGATCAATTGGCGGAAGATCGCTCAGGTTGTTCTCGGGGACGTCGCTGATGATCGACCACACGACGTAGGGCTGGGTCAGTCCAGCGGGCACGGCGCCGGGCCGGTAGACGCGAACCGGGTTCGTGCCAACCAGCGCCTTGACTGGGGCCGCCGCGTTGAGCAGTCCGAAGATGGGAGGCAACATTACTTCGCCCTGTTTTGCGCGGCCAGCTTGCGCACGATCACATCAATGCGCCGCAAGAGTTCATCGCGCGTGACGTTAATGGCTTCTTGGGCCCGGCTCTGGAAGGCTGGGCGGATCCACGGCTCGGCGGGTTGAGTCGAACTGCCGTACTCCAGCAGGTTCGCAGCCGCCAGGGAAGTGACGGTCTTGCCGTTCCGATCCGGGTACGCCTTGCGCCTGACTCGCAGAAGCACGCGCTCGCCTTTGCCGTCGTGGGGCGGCTTGCCCCGTGACACGACGAGCTGTTTCATCAGGTGTCCAGTGCTCTCGCGCTTGCCTTCGTCCGTCGTGTTCGCGGTCACCGCTTGCAGGTTCGCTTTGCGCTGAGCATCGATCACACGGGCACCCTTTCGGAGGGCTGCGAGGACCGGGCCGCCCCTTTTGCTCACCAACTCAGGCGGCAAGCTTTTCAAGGTCTCCAGCACGCCCTCAAGTCCCTTGATGTCGACGTCAACCTTCATGCCACCACCTGCTTGCAAAGCAGCGTTAGATACTCCAGCCCCGAATCCTTGTCCGGCAGCGGAGGCCCGGCCAGGTCGTAGAAGATGCCGCGGTGCAGAACCCGCATCGTGGCCTCGACGCCTTCCCGGTAGCGAATCACGATCCGCGTTGTTGCCTGCGCCTGCGTGGCTTGGCTGGCGATGTACTCGCGCGTACTCAAGGGCTCGACGGATGCCCAGATGCCGGTCGCCACAGGGCCGTAACCCTCGGTGATGATCCCGGTGTCCGGGTCTTGAACCTGCGTGAAGGCGTACAGGTCGATCCGGTGGCGCAGCTTGCCGACGTCCATTCAAACCCCCAGGCCAACGCGGAAGGGGAAGGCGAGCTGCACAGCGGCCACTGGCAGACCAGCGAGAGCCGGGTCATCGCCGCGGTTCTCATGCAGGTTCGTCATCGTCAGCAGGATGGCGGCCTCGATAGCCTCGTTCGTCACGACACCGTCGTAGGTTTCGCGCGCCAGCGACTTCGCCCGCTCATAGGTCCGGCAGGCGTAGTCCCTGGCGGCTTCTTGCGTGGCTGAGTCCTCGATGTCTGAGGCCGCCTCCAGTGCAGCGTCATAAGCAGCGTGGGCTGCGGTCAGCGCAGCAGGCACATCCGCTACCGCAGCAGCGAGCGCGGCATCATCGGCATAGACGCGGCGATTCAAGAACTCGGCCACCAGTCGCTCGGCCGCGTTCAGATAGATGGCGACCTGCGCCTCCGGGTAGTCCGGATCGACGCGCAGGTGTGCGCGAGCGGTGGGCAGGTCGATGAGGCTCACTTCTTGGCCTTGCCGGTGGCCTTGGCCGCGGCCGGCGCCGGGGCGCTCGTCGGGGCCGGAGTCTGCTCGGGGGCCGGTGCAGGCGCAGCAACCTCCGTGTCCTTGCCGTCGTCCTTGACTGCAACGGCGGCGCCCGCGTCGACCAACTGCTGGCCGCGCTGGCTGTCCATGCGCACCACCATGCCGGCGCGCGGGTCGGATTCTTTGAACTTGATCAGCATGTCAACTCCCTTTGAAGAAGAAGGCCGGCTCGGCGCGAACCGAACCCGGCCACTCGATCAGACCGCTTCGCCGGTGATGGAGAAGGTGAACGACGGCGTAGTGCCGGCGATGGCCCAGGTCGCTCGCACGTAGCGGTCGATGCTGAACGTCGCGCGCTGCTCGCTCACCGCAGTCGCCTGGGTGAACGTGCCAGCGCTGCGCCACGTGGTGCCGTCGTGGCTGGTCTGAACCGTGACGTTCAGCGTCGGGGAGGTGCCCGATGCCGCCGTCACATTCAGGCGAAGGCGCGCGACGGCCTTGTCGCCGGGCTCGAAGGCGGTCCCGTTGGCCGTGGTGGTGCGCGCCGCGCTTGGCGCCAGCGGCAGGTCGCGGGTGTTGGCCCAGCGACCGCTGGTGGTGGAGTAGCCCATGGCGGTGCTCCTTAGGCGACGCGGCCGAAGTCGCCGAAAATAAATGCCTCCGGTCGATAGACGGCCAGCGCCAAACGCTCTTCCGCCAGGACCGTGACCATGTTCTTCACGAAGTCATCTTCGTTCTCCGTGGCCACCTCGACGCGCGCTTGCCAGCGGTCGAACACTTGGGCGCCCATGCGGAACGCGCCGGCCAGGAACTTGTCGACAGCGATGGCCTGCGTGGTCACCACCGGGCGGTTCCACAGCGTGGCGCCGAGGGTGCCCTGCGGGTTGCCGATGATGTAGCGGCCTTCGGAGTCCTTCAGCAGCTCGATGTAGGCCCAGTCGATGGGGTTCATCACCACGCCACTGGACGGGTACTCGGCCAGTTCCGCCTGCAGCATCGCCAGACGGATCATGTCGATCTGCGTCGCGCCGGTAAGGCCGATGGGGTCGGCGTAGGCCGTGGCCTGCGGGATGATGCCCAGCAAGTTCTGGCCGCTGCCGTCGCCGTTCAGGAGCTGCTGTTCTTCCTTGAACGCCAGGCCGTAGCGCAGGCGCTGGTCGATCAGGCTCTGAAGCTGCGACGCGTCGCTCAGGATCTGGCGCGAAGCCTTGACGTAGTGCGCGATGACCTTGGCGGTCGTGCTCACCAGGTCGAACTTCATCGTCGACTCCGGCTTCTTTGCGCCCTCAGCGACCGGCGCCGCGGCGTTCGTGAAGCCCGTTTCCTTCACGTACTCCAGGGCGTTGCCGTCCATGGTGCCGGGGGAGATCAGGTCACGCACGGTCATGCGCCGCTGAGCCAGTTCCAGCACGCCGGGGACGCGCGTGGTCTGCACCAGGTCGCCCGCGGAGCCGTCCGCGTCGGTGGTCAGCGAGGTGATGGCCGCCTTGACGGTCATGTCGACCCGGCCACGCGGGGTGGTCTTGGCCAGGAACGCCTTGACCTCGTCCGTGTTGACGAACTGCTGGCCTAGCGACTGACGCGGGGTATCGCCACCAGCGCCTTCAGCTTCCAGCTTGGCCAGTGCTTGCTGGACATGCTGCAGGTTGGCTTGCGCTTCGCCCTGCTTCATCAGAAGTTCGTCGACCTTCTCCTTGTTGGCGGCGGACATCTGGATGCCCTTGGCAGCTTCGGCAAGAGCCTTCTCGCCCTGCTCTTTCACTTGGTCGCTGATCTTGTCCAGCGCGGCTTTGATTTCGTTCGGTTGCATGATGAATACCTTTCAGTTGCGATTGAGGGAAAAGCCGCTCAAGGCGGCGAGCACTTCGGCGCCCAGGTCGCCCCGGGCGTGTTCGGTGGGATCACCCTCACCGCTGCCAGCGGGGTCGCCCGCGCTGGACTTGAATTCGGAGATGAGGCGCATAGCCTCGGACTTCGGCATGCCGGAGGCGCGAAGGGCGGCCTCGATGCGGCGCACCGCGGATGCGTTAGCCTTGCCGCCGCCCTTGCCTACTTGATCGGACGGGAGCAGGTCGTCAGCGAAGCCCTGCTCGATGGCGCTCTCGCCACCAATCCAGCTCTCCGCGTCCATCAACTTGCTCATGGCTTTGGGGTCGCCGCCCGTCTTGGCCGCGTAGATGCTGGCCATGGCTTCATCGAACGGCTTGAGGGTCGCGGCGATTTCGGCCAGGTCGTGCCGGTTGCCAACAGCCATCACCCAGGCGTTGTGGATCATCAGGAAGCCGGCCCGCGCGATCTGCACGGTGTCGCCAGCCATGGCGATGACAGAGGCCGCGGAAGCCGCAACACCGAGCACCTTCACGGTGACCTCGCCGTCGTGCTCGCGCAGCAGGTTGTAGATGGCCAGGCCCTCGAACATGTCGCCGCCAGGGCTGTTCACGTTCACGGTGACGGGGCCCTTGCCCATGGAACGCAGGGCGGCAGAGACGCGCTTGGCGGTCACACCCTCCCCGCTCCAGTAGTCCTGGCCGATGACGTCGTAGACGCTGATGGTTCGCTCGTCCTCGTTCGTCGCTGCGGCGCGTACGCCGGTATCCCAGCGATCAAGGGCTCGCGGAAGCACTTGACTTCCGACAGCCGCGCAGGGGCGCCCCTCCGGCACACCCGGTAGCGTTTTCTTGCTCATAGTTCAGCCCTTCTGGGGTTCGGCGTCGAAGCCGAGAAAGGCGCGCATGGAAGCGCGCGCCTGGTTCGCATCGCCGGTCACGCCAACGGCGTCCAGCGTGGTCATCGCGGATTGCACGGTGAGCACCGCAGCGTTGCCGCCCATCGGCTCGCGGTCCTCAAGCTCCCGGATTTCATCGCGGGTCAAGATGCCGTTGTTCACCATGGCGGCGTAGAAGGCCGACCGGCCGGCGCTGTCGGCGCGCAGCAGGCCCTCGACCGCGAACTTCGGATAGAAGCGCACGCGCTCAGCCGGCGTCAGAAGATCCTTGCTGATCGCCTGTTCGATCCGCCGCAGCCAGGGCCCTAGCGTGAACGTCAGGAACCCGATCATCTGCTGCTCGATGCCGGTTCCCCAGCTGGTCGATTTCTCCGTGTGGCCGACCATCCAAGGAGGAACGCGGAACCAGCGGCAGATCGCCTCGACGCTGAATGAGCGCGACTCCAGCAGCTGGGCGTCGGCGGGGTTGAGGCCCACGCTCGCCATGTCCGTGCCGCCCTCCAGTAGCGGCGTCTCGCCCCGTTCTACGGAGCCGAGGACGTTCTGCTTGAACTCGGTCCGCTGCTCCGGCTTCAGGAAGTTGGCGACCTTGTAGTAGACCGTGCGCAGCAGTCCGTTTCGGAACGTCTGAGCCGCAGCCTTCTCCGCCGCAATGGCCGCTCCGAACACCTTGGCCCCGTAAGCGATCACCGAAACGCCGTTCGTTCCGTCCAGCGTGAACCCGGGAATGGTCCAGATACGATCCGCGGGGATCTCGCGCATGGAGCCGTTGGCGCGCGGGTACTGGTAGATCCTCCGGCCGTCAACGTTGCGCGTGATCACCAGCTTGTCTGGGTCGAGGAACACCAGCGCCGCTAGGTCAGGACCGACATACTGTTTCTCTGCTCGCCCAGCTCCGCGCAGCAGCATCGAGGCGACCATCGCCTCCCAGAACACCGATGCGGTGCTGTCCATGTTCGGCTGGTCATGGATGCGAAAGTGCAACGGGTGCTGCGACGCAAGGCGCTTGCCCGAGCTGGTCCGCTCGAACATCGAAAGCGGCAGCGTCGCAATCGTCTCGGAGATCAGACGAACGCAGCTCCAGGCCGCGTCGAGCTGCATGACCGTCTTCGACGTGACCATCGCCCCCGCGTCGTTGTCCATCGGCGACGCGTACAACTCGGCGTCCCGCTGGGTGAGCGAGCGCACCCAGCCGTCAATAGCCGCACGAACGCGGCTCAGAGGCCCCGGTCGCTTCACTTGTGGCCCGCCTTGATGGGTGATTTCAGCCAGTCGTCCATATCGCCGGTTCCTTCCGCCGTAGTGGCTTGGCCCACGCCCATGAGTAGCGCGCACATGTCGTCTATCTTTTCGGCCGCGCGCTTCTTGTCGGGGGCCTGGTTCAGGTTGGCGTCAAGCCGCGCGACCAGGTTGGATGCATTCCAGTTCAGCACCGGGTCATTCCCGTGCGCGAACCGTTGATTGAGGTAGGCCACCTCCAGCGCCTGCATGGCTGGGTGGTAGCTCTTTGGTCCTTGGATGAACTGCTGCATGTCCACTCCGCCGTCCCGTAGCCGCTGTACGGTCTGGGCAGCGTTCCACCCGTCGTAAGCGACATTGATTAGGTTGAACGTTTCGTTCGCCTCGGTGATCGTTCGCTCAATGGGCGCGTAGTCGATCGACTCGTTGCCTGACTCGATCAGGTAGCCCTTGAGAATCCACCCGGCATAAGGGATCAGCCCGCGCGCCGTGCGCTTGCGAACCGCCACCTTCGGCACCCAGCGCCAACCGTGCGTGTAGATGAAGCCGTCGATGTCCCAGACCAGCCGGAAAGAGGCAAGGTCCGTCGTGCTCGATAGGTCCAACCCTCCGAAGCAGGGGTACTGCCGCAGCCAGTCTAGGTCGATGGCGCCCTTGCACTCACGCCACTTGGTCAGGTTGACCCAGCCCCTCGCCACAGAGGAGGGGCGGTTCAGCCGCTTGATCTTGAACTCGGCGTGCGTGCCCGGCTTCTCCTTCGCCTCGATGGCCGCTTTCTTGATTTCAGCCAGCAGCAGCGGATTAACCTCCATGAGGGGGTTCGCCTTCTGCCATGCCGACTCGTCAAAGTCGTCATCTTCCTCAGTGCCGAGGTCTTCGTCTTTCTCGTCCAGCGCGTAGTACACGGCCAGGTAGTGATCGGCTTCGATCAGCCCGCGAAGCACCTTCTTTGCGAACTCGCGTTCTTCCTCCCACGGGCCCGGGTTCGCGTAGCCCTCGGTCGTCAGGTACAGGAACAGCGGGTTGCGCCGCGCGCCGGCCGCCGACTTGAGCACGTTGAGCAGGTCGTGATTCTTGTGCGCGTGCAGCTCGTCAAGGATCGAGCAGGAGGGGTTCAGACCGTCCTGCGTGCTTGCCTTCGCGTTGATCGGCTTGAATGTCCCGCCGTTGTTGTAGCTGGCGATTGCATTCGCAAAAGCTTCCAGGCCGAATGCCGCGCGTAGGTCGCTGGTCTTGTCGACCATCGTCTTGGCCACCTTGAACACGATCCGCGCCTGAGAGCCGGTCGTGGCCGCGGTGATTACCTGCGGCCCGTTCTCTTCCTCGCAGTTCTGGCAGTACAGGCCGATGATCGAAGCCAGCGTGCTCTTGGCGTTCTTGCGCGCAATGGCGAAGAGCGCCGTCGTGAAGCGCCGCGTCCCGTCCTGCTTCCGGAACCCGAACAGGCTCACCAGGAAGAACACGTGCGATTCGTGCAGGACGATGGTCGGCGTGTCCCAAGTGCCCTCTACGTGGGGCAGCTTCTCAGCGAAGTCGCAAACGTCCGTCGCGTGCCACTCATCGAAGTAGAAAGGCGCGTCCTTCGCCGCGGCCCGCTTCAGGTCATCAAGGAACCGCTGCGCAGCGAGGCGCATCCAGACGCCATGCCGCTTCCTGTTCTTCGGGTTCGCTACCTTCTTCGCGTATTCCTTCGCGACCGCAACGAAGTCACGCGGCGCTGCGTCGGCCATTCTTGCTGAAGGCGTTGGCCGCGGGCGCCTCGCCAACCGGCTTCACCTTGCCCTGCGCCACAGGCGTCAGGCCGAAGTCGTTGATCAGGTTGCGGTACTGCGCGACCATGGAAGCGACAGGCGCCTCCCCAGCGGACCAGAGCTGGACCAGCTTGCCGTGCAGGGAGCACAGCATGCCGAAGGCGGACAGACCGCCCTCCGTCAGCAGCTTGTTCGCAACCAGGATGGGCGCCAACCTGTCCCACTCCTTGACGGCGTGGGCGTTCGGCAGCCAGTCCGGCGCTTTCGGGATCTCGGTCACGACAGGCAGGTCGGCCGGGGGCGGTGCCTCGCGGTCTTTCCTGCTTGTGCCAGCCACCACTTTCAGGCCGGCCGGCTTCTTACCTGGTCCGGGCATAAGCGGGCCCCTCCTTAAAACTGGAATTTCTAACCTGACGGTGCAAATAAAAACC